CAGGGTTCCGCCGGGCGCCCGGTGGCAGTACGTCGAGGCTCCCGGGCACGTTCCGCCCTGTTCTGGTGGGCCGCTGGGGAGCCATGTCGCTACGCGGACGGAGTCGGATGCTCGGGGGGTTCCGTCTTTGCTGGTGCCGGCTACCGGGGAGCATTTCAGATCCGACGAGAGGAACCCATCCGCCAGGGCTTCCCATCCGGCGAGGGTGCGGGAGGGTATGGCGGTCGGGTGGGCGGCCTGTTCGGCGACGGTGTAGAGCCGGCGGGGATTGGTGGCGGCGGTGGTCATGATCGGTCCCCCGTTGTCTCGTTGCTCCATTGCTCGAGGGAGCGGCGGTAGGCGGCGACCGTCTGCCAGTAGTGGCGGGCCATGCGGCGGGCGGATCGTCGGCGCTGGATGGCGCCGACGACCAGTAGGTAAGCGCCGAGGACTACGGGCGCCAGTATCAGGGTCCAGGCGATGGCTTCGAGTAGTAACGGATCTGTCATGGGGTTCTCCTTTGTGGTTGATGGTGGGAGGGTACCACTATCGGCGGTGCTGGTTCGGCCACGGTGTACGGAGCTTCTTTTCGTGATCGATGCCAGGGGGCGGTTTTGTTTGTCGGTGGTGCGGTGTGCCGGGTGCATGGGGAAGGGGGAAAACGGAGAACGGCGCCGGCTCCCCCCCGGGTGCCGGCGCCGTTGGTTCCTCCCTTCTCTTAGGTGGGTGGGTGGGCCCACTTCGCTGTCGGTAGCAGCGTGGCGAATGCCTGCTCCATTGCCTCATCCTGGCCGCATGTGGCACAGATGTAGGCGGGGGTGTCGGTGTCGGTTCGGGTGTGCCGGGACAGGGCGTTGACCTGAATGGGTGTTCGCATGGTGCCGGGGTATCCGCATCGGGGGCAGGTGCTGGGGTGGGTGAGGGCGTGCATTACGTCGAACGCTGTAAGGGTCATGCGCTGCCCCAGTTGATCCGGCCTATCCAGTCCTGTACGCCTTCGATGGCTTCTTCGAGGGTGACGTAGCCGTCGCTGTCGGTGATGCAGTTGTAATCCTCGGGGGAGAAGTTGTCTCTCGTCAGGATCCCGTAGTCGTCGGCGTCGAAGTCGTCGGATGTCATGACGTCGTGCTGGTTCATGGCTTCCACGAAATACTCGTTGAAGTCGTCGACATCGAGGAAGCGGTTCGATGGCAGAGCCAACGCCTCGGTGATGTGGGGTAGTAGGGCGACCGCTACGGCTCGTAGCAGGTCGTCCAACGGTGCCAGGGTCTGGTCGGTCATGTGGCACGCTCCAAGTCTGCTAGAGGGAAAACCAGCGTTCCGTCGTCGTCGTCCTCCATCCAGTCGGATGCGTCGCCGTCCAGAACGACAGCCTTCCTCCCGTCCCAGCGCACGATCTTGCCGTGTATGTCTTGGCCTTTGACCTTCACACGGTCACCGACTGCGAGTTGGTCGGTCATGCGTTCACCATCTCTTTCATGGTGTGCCCGTTGAGGCCGTCGACACCGGTTGCCATGAGGGCGTCGGATAGCGGGTAGCCGCTGCCGTTGGCGCTGGCGACGGTCCGCTGGATGGCGAGGGCTGCACGGTGGCGGGGCTTCGCTCCCTTGGCGGTGCGGGTGGTCCGTTCGTGCTGCTCCCAGCCCTGCACGGCCATGAGTGCCGACCATGCGCTCCCTCGGGTGTCGCTGGGTACGGCGTCGGAGTAGTAGACGCCTTGGATGGCTTCGAGGCGGTTCTCCTGCTTCGTGTGGGCGCCGGTCCATCCCTGCTCGTCGTCGGGTGTGGCGTACACCTGGGGAAACACCTGTGCGGTGAGGTCCTCCCACAGGTGGGCCGACGAGTAGGGGGTATCGAGCAGCCGCGTGATGGCGGCATCGGTCAGGGAGGCGGCACCGATCATATTGCGGAGGATCATGCGGGCCTCGGTCAGGTCTTCGATGCCTTGCGTATGCCTGACATGAATCTCCTGGGCGGCGGTGCCCAGGAGCGAAGCGCGAAAGGTATTTGCGCATACGACAATGTACGAGGCGAGGCAACCAACCAATGCGCAGGTGCCGTCGTGGCTGGTGCCTAGGTTCATGGCGTGGTTGCGTGCGGGGAGGCCGTCGAGGGCTGCGTCGTCGGGGACGCCGACGGATAGGAACGCCATGCGGCGGTCACGCAGGGTGCCCGCCGACAGGATCGGTAGGTCGACGCCTCGCTCAACGCGGGCTGCTTCCCGAAAGATTCCGGCGAGGTCGACGAGTTCCTCGTTCTGAAGAACGCCGTAGGCCTTGGTCGGGAAGTAGTGGGGTGGCTGGTCGCCGCAGGCGATGCCGACATGGTTGTCGATCAGGGTCGGCGGGTTGGTTCGTGCGTCGGCCAGGGGGACGGTTTGTACCGACCAGTTGCCGACGCCTAGGACTCGGCGTACGTCTTCGGTGGCGAGTCCTTGTCGGAGGTCTGCGTCCCAGCGTTCTGTTTCTGCGAGGCCGTGCCAGTTGCCCATACCTGAGAGGGGGTGGCCCTCCATGAGTAGGACGTTGTCGCGTCCGGTGATTTCGTGCATGTTGTTTTCTCCTTGGTTGTGCCGGCCGGGTGGTCGACGGGTTGAGTGTAGACGAGTTGTTCCCTCTGCACGGTGGATGCTTCACGGGGTACGGTCGGGCTCTACACCGGATGGTCCGGTTGGGAAGGCAGAGATGGCAGAAGCAGAAGATACTGGGAGTGAGGCCGACGAGCCCAAGCAGGTCGTGGCTGGTGATTGGTTGAAGAAGGAGATACCCCGCCGCATCGAGGAAGCGGAAGCGGCGGGTGCGCCGCTTCCGATCTTCACGGGAATGATGAACGCGTTCTTGGGGAAGGGTAAGTAATGGGCCGGGTGTTTGACCACAATGACGTACTCGTCACCGAGTGCGACGAGTGTGGCAGTTCGCTTGTGTATGAGTACCCACTAGATCCACGCAACCTGTGTATGGGATGTCTGGATGAGGCCGATCCGATGTGGCGGGAGAAGAAAATGGGCATCAAGGTGATTGACCGTCGCCCCACATGCGGCGAGTGCGGCCACAACGTCGATGGACACGATCCAGAGAACGGTTGCCTTCAGGGCTGGATGAGTTTGATCGGTCCTGGCCGGGGTATCCAGTTTTGTGGATGCAAGGCGGTCGCAGCGTGACCGGGTCGGGCGCAATCGTGTTGCGTAACGGCGCCGATGTCATCATCCACCACCGGTGGCGGGGCCGGAAGGGGGAACGGTCGCATCTAGGGCTCGTTCTCGCCATGCCGGTGTCGTCGCCGTATCACCCCTACGTCACATGGTCGATGGCATCTGACGACGGGAGGATCTGGGATTGCTTCTCCGGTCATTACTGTGAGTCTCCGTCGGAGGCTTTCCGGTCGTACCGTGCCCGACGGAATGAGGTTCCCAATGGATGAGGTAACGATGGACTGCCGCCAGTGCGACAGCGTCGACACCATCGAGGTGCCGGAGCAGTCGTTGTTGGCGTACATGGAGGCGGGTTCTGCTTTCGCTGATGCGGCGTTTCCGTCGTTGTCGGTGGGCGACCGGGAGTTGCTGATACAGGCCAGACGTAAGCGGCACGGTCAGTTCAACTGGTACCTGTGCCCTACCTGTTGGGAGGCGATGTGACCATCAGACCTACCGGCGAGGATCGGACGATGACACGGGAGGCTCTCCTGGCCGAGCGGGACAGGGATGCTGCCCGGTTGCGGGCAGAGTGGGCTGGTTGTCTCAACGTGGCTGAAGGCACCTGCGAGTCGGTGAAGGCCGGCGAGAAGCCTGACATGCGGTTGGGTGACATCTGTGTGTGGTGTGCCTGCCGTGAGTGTGAGCGGTGCGGGTTACTGATCGACTTCGACTGTGAGAACAGGGTGAGTGACGGTCAGGGTTACATCGATGTCTGCGCCGGCTGTTTTACTGAGGACGATAAGAGATACGACGATGAAGGAGAAGGCGAATGAAGGTAATAGCGAAACCAGTATTGCGTACCTATGAGGTGCTGCTGACCGAGGAAGACCTGCGGAATGCGGTGGGTCCGATCATCGTGAGCGGCGACACCATCCAGGTCACGCATGTTGACCATGCGCCCATCGATGACGGGCACATGGTTCGTATCTGCATCGTGGCGGTGCCGACGGCATGATCGAGCATCCTTATGCCCGGCGGCCCGCCATGCAACACGACTACTACAAGTCGAAGGAGGATCAACTGTTGCGGGAGGTGAGGGACCGAGCGGAACTGCTCGAAGAAGTGCGGACACTGAAACGCATTATGGCCGCTATCGCCAGCCATTTGGGGGCGTCCTGGAGGTAACTGGGACACACCCGCCGTACAGGTAGAGGCAACAACCATTTCTTCTAAGCCATCGATCACCGGGAGGTAACTATGGCAACACCAACCGACCCTGACGGGGAGTTTCTGACCCCCGTCCCAACTATGGAGGCTCGCCTCCGCGACGCCCAACGTGTCTTACTGGGCGTCCACGCCCCGTTCTCTGACATGGTGGCGAAGCCCGACCGGTTCGACCCGGCGGCCATTGACCGTATTCGTGTTCTGATTGAGGCGTTGGATCAGGAGTTGCGTAACGCCGCAAGCGTGACGCAACAGGGCGGATGGGACCGTGGGTAACGGGCAAGAACCCGTCTACGTTTTCGGCACTGATCTTCTGCCGGAACCGGTTGCTTTCGGCATGACAATGCGGAAACATTTAGACGAATACGGTGACGATCATGAACGGGTTTTGCGTGTTTCTGCGGAGATAGCGCACAACCTGGAAGCACTAAAGACTGCGGTTGCTTTTGTGCGTCGACAGGCAATGTTGGACGCACAAATGGAGATAAGTAACGGCGCCAAGGTGGGTCGCCTGGCGGGTGTGGGGCGGGTGCGCGCGCATGAACTTTTGAACCGTGCCACGGGTGAACGGATGCACAACGTGGCGTTGTCGGATGTGATCCCCGTTCTGAGTGACGCCCCGCTGTATGATTGACCAGGTACCGTACCCCAACCCCCCTTTAGGGGGGGTTGGGGGTAACGGGGGCCGGTTCCCGCCGGCACCGTCTTTCCTCTCCGAGGCGGTGCCGGCCACCGACTGTCACAACCGTCTGCCATACTGGTCACATGATTGAGATTCCGATACGCCAGAGTTGGTTGAACACCTTCTCGAACTGTCCAGAGCAGGCCCGCCAGGAACGGTTGGGTCTTGTACGTTCGCAGGAAAGCAGCGACATGCTGCGTGGCAATATGGTTCATGCCGCTATCGAGTATTGCGGTAATGAACTAATGCACACGGGTAACAGGGTTTCCATTGAAGAAGCATCTGAATACATGGATTCTATTGCTTCTGATCTTGCCGGCACCGTTGAAGTTTGGCGACATGAGTTTGAAACTGTGGTGGATGTCGCCCGAAAGAACCTTGTTGCCTGGCATGAAGAAGTCTTTCCGAACCTGTTGGTTCCGACCGGAGTCGAGCAGACGTTCCGCACCGTTCTGGATGAACGTGACGGCGTACGCTTAGTGCTGACCGGCACCGCCGACTGGGTGCAGGATGATCTGATCGTCGACTGGAAGAACCCGAGCCGGGCGTATGAACCGTGGGAGCAGAAGCGGTGGAACCTCCAGGCCAGCGTCTACTGCTTCGCTCTGGGTGTGCCGTACTTCGATCTGGTGTGTCTGGTAAAGGGCAAGGTTCATACCATCAGGATCGAACGACACGATCCCGATACCGAAGCATTGCGGGATCTATGCTGGTCAGCAGCCGCTCTTATACAATCCGATCTGAAAGTCTGGCCGTTGCGCTGGGCGGGATGGCATTGCTCACCAAAGTGGTGCCCCGTCTGGCAGGCCGGTGAATGCCGAGGGAAACACCTTGGCCCAACACCCTGGTAAAGGGAGAGAGAGAGTTATTTATGAGTGGGAGAGATGCTTCCATTGTTGCCCAGGTTGCCGCAAAGGTTGCAGGTGAAGTCTGCGCCGGTAGCGGTGACGCCAACCTGTACCTGGCTACCGTTGAAACGGTCCACAACGATCTGGTGGAGCGTTGCGCTCTGGAAACGCTGACTACCGCGTTTCCTGGTGCGACCGCTGAGGCTGCCCCTGCGCCGCCCCCTCCGCCGGGTCCAACCCAGCAGTCGGTGGCTGCCGCCCCGGTCCCCAGGGCCGCAACAGGGGCGCCCAGTGGCGCCCAGGTGGGTCAGAAGATATACCCACGGGTCGACTTCTGTGTCGGCAAGGGCTCCGACGAGAAGCAGGCTGCTTGGAACCTGCTGGCATTCCAGCCGAACGAGTGGTCGGACGGCAACGGCGGCACCATCAAGGTGTTCGAGGTGAAGGAACACGCTGACGGTTCCACGGATGTTTCCAAGAGCGGGAAGAACTTCCCGAACTTCTCCGTGATGAAGGAGGCGTTCACCCACATGGGGGTGAACGTGTCCAACAACGTCGGCATCTGGGTCAACGACGGTGACAGCAATGTTCCGTTGAAGGTGTGGGATCAGGCCGGTGGTCAGACCCAGGCCGACGCTGTCGACTTTGTGTGGGAGTCCCGCAGGGCGGATCTCCAGCAATACACCTACTCGAATAACCGGTAGGTGACGGATACTTCACCTGTCGCGCTCAGTGCGGCTGACATCGATGCCCGATTGAATGGTGTCGATGTTCAGCCGTCTGGCCGCAACTACCGTTACTTTCAGCCTAGCCATAAGGCGGTAGACAAGTGGGTGGAATACGCAGCGGGGAGCCACGACAGGTTCTTCCTGGGGTTAGGAGACATCGACAACAAGATGCGTGGCGTGTGGCCGTCTGACGTTCTCGTCGTGACGGGTCGTGCCCATAGCGGCAAGTCTGCCGTGTTGTTGTCTGCTATAGCGAAGAACCTGAACGAGGATCCGAACTTTCGGGCAGTCATCTTCACGCCGGATGAACCGGAGACTCTTGTCATCAGCAAACTGTACGCTTTGCTGTACCTCCAGAACCTGGCTGATGTGGAGGAAGCCCTCCAGGCCGGCGACATGATCCACAGGCAACACATCGAGGACGCCAAGGACATGCTGGACCGGGTCAAGATATTCCCGTCGGCTATGCGGTTCAATGAGATGAGTGAGGCGCTGTCGGAGTGTGAGGACTTCTGGCAGATCCGTCCCCGCTTCGTGATGATCGACTTCCTGGAGCAGTTGCCGGCGGCGTCTGGTTACGAGGGTGTGTCGTCGGTGTTGAAGGGTGTGAAGGAGTGGGCTGAAACGGAGAACCTTCCTGTCGGTCTGGTTCACCAGTCAGGCAAGAGTTCAACGAGGGGTACGTCGAGGGGGATGGACGACGGCAAGTTCAACGCCGACGAGTATGCGATCCTCCAGTTGAATGTGTTCCGTAAACGGGATCTGGCGAAACTCGACGATTACCAGCAGCGCATCCATTCCGTATCCATCTCGTTGGATCTGTGTAAGAACAAGCGGCCGCCGTGCCATACCACCAATCCTCCTGTGGATTACTTCATGGATCCGCATTGCGGGCTTGTGCGTGAATACTACGAATCAGATATTCCTTCGGATGACCGATGGTTGACGTAGTCGATACGTTCGCCCGGCTCCACCAGGGCGGCCGTATCGCCATCAACTACGATGGTATTCGCCCGTTGGTTGATTCCAAGGGGGAGGCTTACTCTGCGGTTGGTGAGCCGTATGAGGATGCGATCAGGGAACACCTTGATGGGGAACCCCCGATTGGTGTGTACCCGTTGTTCAGGAAGGATTACCAGCGCACTACCGAATGGTATGTGAACTGGTTGGCTGTTGACCTGGACGAGGGTGAGCCTGACTTCATTCACGCCTGCAATCTGCAACGGTTGTTGGAACGGTTCAATGTTCGTGGCTGGATTGAACGGTCCAGGTCGAAGGGCTTCCATGTGTGGGTGTATCTGCGGCAGCCGTTGACTGCCGAGTTTGGCCGCGAGGCGATGATGGGGGCGTGCCGGCTGCTGGATGTACCCACCAAGGAGGTTTACCCGAAGCAGACGGCGTTGGATGGGAAAGGGTTCGGGAACTGTTTGTTGTTGCCGTATCCGAACATGGGGAACCCTGGCCGGCAGGTCATCATCGACGATGATGACACCCCGTACCGGTTGGAGGCGTTTGTGGAGCAGGCGTGGGAGTCGAGGGCGAGTAGCCATGCGATCCGTTCCATCCATGCGTTGTACCAGGAGCGTCACTCGAAGCCCATCGCTCAGGTGGAGCATGTCAGAACGCGCCGTGATTCAGACTTCGGGTTCATTGCCCGCAGGATCTGGGATGGAGACATTCGGGAGGATCGTTCCAACGCCCTGTATTCTTTCGCTTGTTCGCTATTTAGGCAGAACTACAGTGACCACACTGTTCTGCATTTGACAGGTCAACTCGATGAGCGTGTCGGAAAGTTCGTTGGCCGTAATGACCGTGACCGCCGCTTGGAGGAACTTGTGATGAATGCCCGTAACAACACCCTGGGGGATTCCAATGGCACCTAATCCTGAGACATACCGGTTCACTGTTCGTGGCCGGCCGAAGGCGAAGGGTCGGCCACGTTTCGGAAAGGGGCGCACCTACACGCCGAAGGGAACGGTCGATGCCGAGCAGGTGATCGCTGATGCGTACAAGGGGCCGAAGTTTGAGGGGCCGGTGTCGTTGGCGTGCGCGTTCTCCAACGACCGGGTCACGATCACGTTGACTCCGATAGAGATGGAGAAGTCTCCGTTGCGGGGAGATGTTTCCAACTACCTCAAACTCGTTGAGGATGCTCTGAACGGTTTGGCGTATGACGATGACCGTCAGGTTCATCGCCTGGTCGGGAAGAAGAAGTAATGCGCGTACTCAACCTATATGCGGGAGTGGGGGGCAACAGGAAGCATTGGCGTGATTGTGAGGTCACGGCCGTCGAATGGGATCCCAAGATCGCCGCCGTCTACACAGGCTTGTTTCCCGACGATGACATGGTCGTCGGGGACGCCCACCAGTACCTGCTCGACCACAGTGGCGAGTTCGACTTCGTCTGGAGTTCGCCTCCATGCCAATCACACTCACGAATGGTCAAGGCCGGACAGAACCGGTCGCCCCGCTACCCAGACATGGCGTTGTACGAGGAGGTCATCTACCTCCAGCACTTCGCCAAGGCCCCGTGGGTGGTGGAGAACGTCCAGCCCTACTACGAGGTCTTGGTCCCCGCCCAGAAGGTGGGCCGCCACCTGTTCTGGACGAACCTCGACCTCGCCCATGTCGAGGATGTGCCCCGGCCCAAGGGATTCATCAACCAGAAGCAGGTCGGCAAGCAAGACCTCATGGACTGGCTGGGCATCCACTACGAGGGCAACGTCTACTACGACGGCAACCATTGTCCGTTCCAGGTGCTCCGCAACTGCGTCCACCCGGACCTGGGCCTCGCCGTGTTCGATACGGCACGCGACAAGGGAGTCGCGGCATGACGATACAGATCGAACTGGACCCGTGGGAGTACGAACACGCTTTGAACATTGGGGCACGCCGGTATGTGGCGAACTGGGGTAAGCGTGACGCCACCCATTATGACAAGAACCGCATGGAGGACAACCGCACAGCGCAGGCTGCTGCCTGCGTGGGGGAACTAGCGGTAGCGAAGATCACGAACCAGTATTGGCCTGGGCATGTGTGGCACAAGTCGGAGCATAAGACTTACAGGCATCTGCCGGATGTGGGTCACAACATTGAGGTGCGTCGGGTACGGACCAGCACCAGTGCGGCTGTACGCCGCCGCCAGTTGGAACAGGGGTTGATCCTGTGGGTGGTGCAACCTGTTCCTCCAGAGTTTCGGGTCGTCGACATTCTGGGTTGGATCGATTACGACGAAGCGTGGGCGAAGGGTGAGCCGGCGCATTACGACCTGGAGAACACCAGGGTCATCGGGGAGCAGTTTCTGAACGCACCGTCGATTGAGTAGGGCGGAGCGGGGGGCATGGACATCCGATCCGCAGATGCTGGATCTACTATTAGGACCGGTCAGTCAATCACAGACTACGATCCGGCCGTGGTCGCAGCGGCGCCCCGAAACTCTTTACGATGCTTTGGTGCGGGCCGCACCGTTCACTGAGCCGGAAGAAAGTATCGACGAACAGAACGAGTTGAGGGAGATCCTGGCTGATGCCGTGGATTCCCTCAGTGACGAAGACCAGTGGATCTTCCTCATGTTGACGACGGTCCGGCTCAGTTTGCGGTTTGTGGGCAGCGTTCTGGGTGTACCGAAGACCACGTTGGCGCGTAGACGCGACCGGATTATTCGGAAACTACAGGAACAGTTGTCAGAGTCGACGCTTGTTCAGAAACGCCTTGTCCGTCAATCGTCTTCGAACGAATCGTAGAGCATCAGGCATTGTTCCAGCATGTCCATGAAACCGTTCACCCATCTGAGGATGCGAGACAAGGCGATGAGGTCGCCGCCGTCTGCGTCATGCCAGGTGCCAACCATGCTGAGTGCTTCGTCGTGTTGGAACACCAGTAGTGTTCCGAGGCGACTGTTGTGCCAGGAAGCGTGGGTGCCGTCCTCCATGTCGAGGATGTGCCGGCTTTCTTGCAGGGAACGCAGAATGTCTTCTTCTAGTTGGACGCCACTCGATGCCATGAAGTCACCCCATTTGGCATCAAGGTCGTCCACTACGCGATCTTATCCCTGGCGTACGTCTTGATGACGGATAGTGCTGCGGCGGTGCCGGCGACGACGGCTCCGCGGCCGGTCGACAGGTCACTGATAAGGAATACTCCCAGGAATCCCTGAACGAACGTCCAGGCTGCTCTCTCTAGCATGTCGGTCATTTTGAACCCTTCGATCTGTTTGCCTTATCGTAGGCAATAGCGGCGGCCTGGTCCCGTGGGTACCCTTCGGTAATCAACTTACCGATGTTGTGGCCGATTACGTTCTGGCTGGACCCCTTCTTGAGGGGCATGTCAGTAACTTGGGCGACGAGGCTTCTTCGGCATCAGTCGAACAGTGCCTTGCGGGCACCGGCCTTCGATGGTGAGCCGACAGTACCGATACCGCCACCCGTCTTCACCGAGGTGACCAGCACCTGGCTGGCCTTCACCTTCTTGGGGGTTGAACCATCTCTCATGGTGTCCTACTTCCCGAAGGGGCGGCCGCCACTGTTGGCGTTCCCCAGTTTCGTCTTGCGGAGATACGCGGCGTCTTTCTTCGCCTTGCCGCTCATGGCGTGCATGTTCTCGCTCGATGTCGAGTCGTAGGGCTGTTCGTCCTGCGATCCGAACGTCTTCTCGAATGTGTCGTAACCTTTGCCCTTCGGCATGTGGGTACCTCCTATTAGATGGATGGGGTGTCCCTCTACACGAAGAACAATGCCGTCCAGGTGTCACCGTCAAGGACACCGTTCGGCTTCAAGAAGCCCATAGCCTTCTCGAACTGTTTCACAGCGCCGGCTGTACGCCTACCATAGATCCCGTCAACAGGACCAGGGTCGTACCCACGGCCCTTCAAACGGCTCTGAGCGGCCCTCACAGCCTCTCCACGGCTCCGCTGGCGCCACGACAGGGGTGCAGCCGCCACACGGTCCCTGAGAGCCGTCAGATAGGCCACAATCCCCGCCCAATCAATATCGGAAGGCGGACCCTGCTCAACATGGGCACCATCCGTCAACCAGTCATACAGCCAATCACCAGGACAAGTCGACGACGACACATCCCGATGCCCCCGCACCCACAACGAACCCCCATACCGGAACTGCACATCATCAACAACCGACTGAATAGCCTTCAACGCCACATCCGGCACCCGCTCATACCCCCACCCCGTATAACAGATCGACTCCGAACGGGCATTCCACCCCTTCGTAGCAGCACCACGCACACCAGGCCCACGCCCCTCAAACACCGCACCAGCCGCATCCACCAACCAGTTGTAAGCAATCCCATCCCACTTACGGGAATCCATATGGTACGACTCGAACGCCTTCACCGCAGCAACCGACGACGGCCCATCCTTCACACCGCTGTGATGCAACACCACACCCTTCACACGCCCAGGACGCAACGCACGAAACGGCTTCGCCGGCTTACGCGCCCCCCACTCAACCCGCGACACAACCCCCCGCGTCTGCGACAACGGCTTCATCGAACCCTCATTTCAATATCAATCAAATCGCGCATCTTCTCATCAAACGCCCGATCATTCCTAATGATCTGATTACGAGTCTCATGCGGATCATTGACCCGCACCTGCGTACCAAACACCGTAGACACCACAGTCGACGCAACACGCCGCGAATAACGGCTCTCATTCGGCAACAACCTACGGAACCTCGACAAGAACGGCATCCAACTATCCATCATATACAAATCCTGATCCCGCATCTTATACTCCCCCTTCTTATCCTTCTTCGCCTTCCCCGCCAAACTCAACGCATCCATAAGAAACGGGAACTTGGCGTACACATGAGGCACCTGCTGATACCTGCCGCTGAACGGCAGATCAGCAAAGAACTGCTTCCCCGCCCAAATCTCCAACGGCACCTTCACCGGCGGCGCAGCCGACTCAGCAAACACCCGCGTGATCGACCCCGGCTCCTTCATCAAACGGTTCAGATCACGGAACGGCAAATCAGGAATCCAATACGACTGATAATCGTTGATCTTCCACGGCAACCGGATAGCCATGTTCTCCAGGAAATAATCCGGCACCACCCCCTCCTCCTTCGACTGGAGTTCCAGGTTGCCCTTCACCTGCTGCAACCGGCCCCACGCATACGGATGCTTCCCCAGGCTCTCCACCAGAATCGGCACCACATTCTTCTGCCAGGTCCAGAACGGAATGATGCGACGCATCTTCCGTTCCATACTCGTCAAATCCGCATAGTTGAAATGGAACTTGTAAACCTGGCCGGCAGCGTCAGCAACCGAACCGCCCTTCTGCAACACATCGAACGCCAGAGCGCCACGCAACACCGTTTCCATCTGCTCATTCGACGAGCGGATAAACCGGAACGGAGCGAACTCCGTCGAAGCCGGATTGAACACCACATCAATCGGCTGGTTGGTGATCGGATTGCGAGACTCCCTGACAAGCCTCATAGCAACATTCCTGTCAACCTCAGTGATGACCTGTCCGCCACCAACAATGCCGCTGTCGAGAACACGACGGATGGTACGCAACTCGTTGATGTCGACACGGGAACCAAACCCGACAGACACCGACTTCTTCTTACTTATTCCAAGTGCTTTTATCATCTCATCGACACCCTTGACAGCGTTCCCTTCACCCAACTTCGACGCCTTGAAAAACACCCCGGCGAACTTGTTCGTCGAACCCAACTCCATCAAACCAAACGCGTACGACAACCACGAACCACCCAAACCATTACGGATAACGAACCCCGGCGTAGACACCGCCTGCGCCTTCCAATAGTTCAGGAACTTGTCGTACCACTTCAAGAACGCACCAAAGTCGCCGCTTGAAGAACTCGTCTTGAACAACGCGTTCAACATCTCGAACACCGGGGCCGCTTCACCCCCACCGTCACCCAACGGTGCCGACCATCCCCGCGACCACTTCGGATCCACAGAGTTCGGCCCCCACTGTGCCGCCGTCTGCTGCGTCAACGACTTATCGAACAGATCCTTACCCCTGGAGGTGTTGAACTTACGCAACGCCGCCTGGAAATAATCCATGTCGGTACGCGTCCCATCGAACAACTCCGCCACATCCTTCGGAGCCAGACCCTGATGCGCCAGATCCTTCCGACCACCAGGCTCCCTCAGATTCGCACCAGCCGCCTCATACACCTCCTTCGTGACATCGAACTCGGCCTGGAGTTGACGTAGCCGCCCCTGCATCGTCGCAATCTCCGCCTCAACCGTCAACCCGACCCGCATCGCCGCCTCAGCCTTTTCGTAATCCGCCAAAGCGTACGCCAGATGATTCAGGCGTTCCGCCTGGATCAGAACGTCACGCTCCGCCTCCGTGAACGCCATCCGCTGCTCCAACGGCATCCGCCACATCGGCTCATCCAACCACGACAAACCCTCCTCGATGCCACCAGGGAACCCTGTTGTTTCCGTCCGACCCGTCAACGTCGCCAACGCCTGCCGCACCCCACCCTGCCGGGCCGGATCCAAGAACGTAGCCCCCACCGCACCCTGAGCCTCCGCCCCCGTCCAACGGTTCTCGAACACCTCCTGCGCCCACCCGTCGATACGGCTCTCCGCCGCCGCATAGTTCTTGAACTTGACACCTGGACCCAACGGTGCCCGCGTTCCCGGCACCTTTTCCCCTGTCTTCGCAGGCGAAGCCATCAACCCCGACGGGGCATCAAGAATCTCCACACCCTGACCAGTCCGCTTCCCAACGAACCGCAACCGGAAATCACCGAAAGGCGTACGCACAATGGCTTCGTCGAACCTGGGGGCGCCCTTCGGCCCGTACATTCCCGACGGATCCGGCGCCCTGGTAGCCGCCGCCGGAGGCTTAGGTGCGCCCTCCGATCTGATAAGGCTTGCATCAAGCACCACCATCTCATCCCCTACTACCGGGTGAGGATCATCCACACCCGAACGAATCTGCTTGCCCCGCAAGATGATTACGTCATAACCCTGTTCAGAAGCAAGGCGTGAACCGTAAACACCCAACAGCGAATAAGCGTCCTCACCTTCGTCAATCATCCTCCGATAATCGAAACCGGGGAACCGTTCTTCAAGTTCGGTTAGCAGGCGCTCAACGTGGTCTTTCCTCAGTTCACCGTCGCCTCGCAGGAGGCGTCCCCATTCGGCGTCATCCAACAAGTGTCTCAGCGCGCTGACCCCGGCGTCAGCCTCGTATTCAGAACCCCAGAACGCCGCTCTTTCAGGAATGGTCACCTTTGCCTGGGGAACCTCCAACGGGTTCTTCGGCATAACCGTGGCATAAACGGGTTCTCCAAGATCCCTATGAGCCGACACCCCGCCAGGAGGCGCTTCGTCTAACGGGGTGACATACAACCCTTGCGGTTTACCTTCGGCAAAAGCCTGTGCGTCGGGTTCCGCATGGCGCACAATCCGAATCTCACGGGCCGTAGGTGCCGCTGCTGCCGGAGGCGTAACCGCCTCCGCTGTTGCTTCCAGCATTTCCTCACGGGTTATCTCCCCCAGGGCGTACTCCTGGTAAGGCGTGGCCGGCGGTGGCGTAACCGCCTCCGCAGCCGCCACACGGGCAGTAGGAGCATCGCCCACCAAACTGTCCACATGCGCCTTAGCGTCCTCCAAAGTCTCCCACACCCCAGGAACCGCCACGGTCTTATCAGGGTTGCTCTTTGCCGGGACACGCACATTGCCGCCGTCGGCAACCTTCTCAAACTTCTCCATCCCCTCCCGCTTGTACCAAACCGTCCAGCCGCCAGCCTTCCCCTTCGACCTACGAATCCGAAACATGGTCGGTTCGACCTCACCCCAGGACCTCCCCCTTGGCAGCATCACTCCTTCGCTCGCGTTCAGATCCGCTACCAGTTCGTAAGCGTCGCCCTTCTTGTAGCCGGCAAGATCCCTCCACACCGGCCCCCCCGCCGGCGGTGTGACCGCCTCCGCAGCAACCTCACGGGCCGTAGGCGCCGGCACCCCCTCGCCAGCCCACTTCCCCAAACTCTCCTTGATCTGCCCAATGCCCCCTTTGGCCTCAACAACCCGAACATGCTCCCCCACCAGGCCACGCGCCTGTGCCCTCTTTAGAAGATCCCTCATCAAGGCACGGTACGCAGCGGGACCGTAGAAGAACAGTTCCTCCGCACCCCCCACAAGATCAGCAAACTTCTGTAGTTGTTCAGGCCCGGCAACAACCTCCTTAGCGCCCGTCTTAGGCAACTGCACATCGTACGACCCGACCATCTCCGTCGGATCCAACACCCCGTGCTTCGCAGAGATAATGCCACCCAACTCGGCGTCACTACCGTCGATCTGGCGCCTCAGATACTTGAAGGTTTCGCCCGTATAAAGATCCTCGGCAGCAACCGTGGCACCTTCCACCATCGGGCACTTGTCTCCCGTGCAGGCAGAGAACACCTTGCGGCGAGCCGCAGCACGCCTGGCAGCAACACCACCAGCCGCTGCTGCCGGAGGCGGCGTAACCGCCTCCGCACTACGGGCAGCCAGGAGGCGGTCCACCTCATCAATCTCGTCGAGCAGATCACGCATCTCCGGGGAATACGACTTCCGCGCCTCCAGATCACTGAGGTCGAGAAGAATGTCACCAGACCCGTCATCGGCAATAAAGCCGCCCTCATCCAAAGCACGACTCAACTGCTCATTCAACTCGTCGGCACGGTTCGTCAACGCACTCCGTGTAGACGCTGCTGCCGGCGGAGGCGTAACCGCCTCCGCAGCCACCGCACGCGCCGTAGGAGCCACACCCAACCGCTTCGTCGCTTCGGCCTGCGCCAACTCCTTCGCCTCATTCAACGAACCAACCCGCCCCACTTCCTCACCATTCACCGAAACAACCCAGCCGTCACGAACCCACTTATCGACCTCCTTGCCAAACTCCTCAACCGTCTGCACTGTGCCATGCGGTTCAACAGTCCAGACATCGATCTGACGGCGACCATCCACCTCCCGCACCGACATCGCACTCTCCCCAGGCAACGTCGTGCGCGGCTTAGATCCGACATGCTTACCGGCATCAGTCCACGCCTTCGCCTCTCGAAGCCGCAACGCCTGGCGTTCCTCCAACGTCATACGCGTCGCTTCATCAACATTCGTGACGCTGCGGTACTTGATTAGTAGTTCTTTCTCCGACGGGATCGAATACTTCGGCTCCCGCAACGGCCGGGAAGCAAACGGCACCTCCTCAGACGGCGCCTTCGACCACTTCAACGGCTGACCCTCAGCCACCTCCGCCCCACCGGAAACATTCCTCGACCACACACCATCCCGCAACGTCGCTTCCAAACGTACAAACGGCGAATCCTTAGACAACAACACCCCACCAGCCAACGCCTGACGCTGCTGCCACTCATCCAACGACGCCCCGTAACCATGCCCCCGATCCAAAGCACCCCGATACGCAGCAGTCACTTCCTCCCAACTATTCTCAGCCTCCCCCATCCACCTCGGCAAATCATTCACAGAAATCCCGTTGTAATCCCGATAAATACTCCCAATATCAGGATAAAGACGACCATCCAAATGAACCTCCCGCACATCAAACCCAGGAGCAGGCACAGTCTTCGCCCACGGGCCAGGAGGATCAGGGTTCAACAACTCCCGAAACTCAAACACATCCCCAAACCACTCCCGCATCCTCGGAACCTCAGGAAAAGCATCCAACAACCCCTGCTTATCCAACTCCGCCAACGGCTCCTGCAACGCAGCAAGCAACCGCTTCATCGACTGAACATCCGTCGACACCTCAGCCAACGACTTAGCGTCCTCCACCAAATGCCGCATCTTCTCCGCAGCGGCCGCAAACGCCTCCGTCAACTCGGCCAACAACTTCTCATCAGTAATCGTTCTCGTCGCCGCCGTCTGCTGCCCCATCAACATCCTGCTGACCGCCTCCAACTGGGCCTTCCGGTACCCAATCAACGACGCTTCCTCCAACAAAGGCTTCATGAACTCATGCATCGACTCCTTCGACTGGCGGCCACGACGGGTCACATCGCCCATCGCCTCGATCAACCGGGACTGTATGTCAACCAGTTTCGCCTCAAGAATCTCAGTCTCAGCCACCCACGCAGCCGCCTGCTCCCCCATCTCAGACGCACCTTCCCGCTTCGCAATTTTCATCCGCATGGCCTTCACCTGCTCCACATCCAGGCCGGCCTCAATCCCCCTGAACACCTCATCAAACAAATCGCCCCTGGCGCCATACTGCTTTTTCAACGCATTGTGGGCAACATCTTTTTGCCCCTTGATCCAAGTCAACGGCTCCTGGAACGCAATACCCCCCTCCTCCAACAAGGTCATAATCTTTGATCGACGCACCCCCTCCCCGATCTTGCTCAAATAAACATCCATAGCCTTCCAAATGTTCGTATCAAACAGTTCCTCCGCCCCATCACCAAACTCGGCTTTCGCTATCGCCTTGATCTGCTCATCAACCGTGCGACGCAAGGGATCATCCGCCTGCTTCATCAACGGGATACCCCTGAACTCGCCGCCAGCAATCAGTTGACGCTGCATCGTCGGGTCATACGCCTGCTCCAACGCCCGACGCATCACCCACAACTCATCGGCACTCGAAGCCAACCAGTTCATCCCACCAAACGCATTAGCGCGCAGCAGAGCATTATCCATCCAGTGGCGGCCCTGAGTCCAGAAATCCGCAACAACGCTCAGGCCGGCACGTTCAATCACAGCACCAAACTTCTGCTGAAACGCCGGATTCATAACCGGCAAACCATTCTCCACAACAGTCGCACCCAACGAATCAGTAAGGTAATACTGCGTTTTCAGCATGTCGTCGACCTGCTTGGGCTCCAACCCCAACCGGCGAGCCGACCGGCGAAGATCCAACGCATCCTTCGACATGAGATCCATGAACCGGTTACGGGCAGCCCACCCCGCATTATTGCCCACCATGATCCTGTTGGCATCCAACACTGTTTCGTAATCGCCGCTTCGCAACCCCCGTTTGAGGCCGGCCTTCGTGTTGAACGAGTTCTCAATCGTTTCCGCAATCCCCCTACTGAGCGGGCCCGCTTTCGCCTTCTTTTTCGCAGTCTCCCTACTGAACAGGTTCGCTTTCGCCTTCCCGAACTGCGGAACAACCGTCGTCAACACCTTCCCGGTGAAACCAGGCAACTTGAACGCCTCGACCGGCATCCTCGCCGCCACCCGTGCCGCCGCCGTATAGAAATCGTCAGGCATGTCACCCAAATCGACACCCTTGGCGATGTCTTTCATTCGGCCAACGATCCTCGCTTCCGCAGCAGCCGCATCCTGCGCCCCGGCCGCCCCGAACCTGGCAACCGCCTCAGCGGCATCATCAAGCGCCCCCTGCGCCACAGGGCGGGCCAACTCGCCAATGTACGGCAACTTTGACGCCTGGCTGGCACGACGGGCCGTCACACCACCCCTGGTGGCCTTGTCCAACACCTTGTCCAAACGCACCGCCCGCCCCAGACGCCCCGTCGTCGGAAAAAACAACCCCATCTGCCCCAACAAACCAACTTCCTTCAACGCCTCCGCTCCCGCCGAATGCATAGCATTCGACCTGCCGACAGCATTCACACCATCCTTCAACACCTTCGACTTGTGAGCGGCCTGCGTCGCCGTCACCCCAGCCTTACCGCCAGCCTTGACAATGTCGTCGTACCAGGCGGCACCCTTCGACATCACATTTATCAACTTCGGGGCCGTCATCCCCGCACGACCAGCAGCCCCAATACCACCCGTCATATAAGTAATCGGATCAAACGCAATATCCAACCCCAACCCAAGCACCATGTCCAACGGGCCAGGAAGATCCAACCCCCAATCACGCATCACATCCTGCATAAACAGGTTGTCCTCAGTCTGCTTCCACCAATCAACAGGCGAAAACCCCTCACCGGTAAACAGATCACCAACCTCTTTGATCGTCGACACAATCGCCGCACGCGGCGTATCGATCAGATCAATAAACTTCCCCAACGGGCCAGCAAACTCAAACGGCCCCGGCTCCGGCTCCGGCGCCTTCGGGAACTGCACCGGGTCAGGCCGCGGCGCCAACTGCTCTATCGTAATAGGCGTACGCTGCGGCACATCCTTCGGAGCCCTCACCAGGTCGATCAACGGACCCTGGGCGCCCCCAGTCATATTGGCGAGAATATCCCCCCGGCTGGGCCGGCCAGGCCCAGTCGTAATGTTCGCCAGAATATCTTCACGCGACGGCACGACTACCTCCGTGCCTCGTACTCCTGCATGGCTTCGATGTCGCCCCAGCCGCCAATCGGTACATTCGCCAGCGTATCGTTGATATCCACCGGGTAATATCCGAACGGAGCGTTCTGCTGCTCATCGAGTTCTGACCTGAAACCGATCTCCGGATCGATGAAATACGTTTCACCATTAGGACCAACCCACGGCATCATGTTCTCGTAATCACCCGCAGGGTTCTCCATCATGTCCCCATACAGATCACCCAACAAGCCACCCGCCGACATGGCCTGCGCCGTACCCGGCGTCAAACCCATCTGAGCATCAATCTGAGCGAACTGCGCCGCCTCAGCAGCAGCCGCCTGATTCGACTTCGCCTCAGCCTCCGCCTTAGCCTGAGCAGCCTCAGCCCTCGAAATCTGCCCCGACGCCTCCAACTGATCGATACGAGACACCTCAGACTGATACGCCTGCTGCGCCTGATACTGACCCGCACGCTGCGTCTGCCCCGCACCAAACGCACCAGCAGTAGCCGCCTCAGCACCCTTGAACCTACCCGCAGCATTCGCCTGCCCAGCACCATACATGCCCGTGCTGTACGCCTGATTAGCCCCAAACTGTCCCTGAGCGATCTGATTCAACAACGACTGCTGCGCCCCCAACTCGCCAGTACCGATCTGACCCAACGCCTGCATGTTCTGCAAACCCAGATCCGTACGCCGCCCAGCAATATCCTCCGCCAAATCCGCCCGGCCACCAAACAACTCATCCGCCAAAGCACTACGGGCATCCTGGAACAACCCAGTCGCCCCCAACTGGCGGTCAGTAGCCTCCGACGCCGCAATCGACGCCAAACGGCCCTGCAAATCCTGCGACGAAAGACCCTGCGACCCCAACAACGCCGCAGTCTCAGCACCAACCGCCGACGTATACGCCTCCGGCCCCACACCCTGCTCCCGCAGAGCAGCCTCCGCATCCAACCGGCGCTGATCCAAACCACCCTGAGCGCCGGTGTAACGCCCACTCATGGCATCCGCCATCGCCTGCTCCTGGGTCAGACGCTCACCCTCCAAGGTGCCCATCTGCCCCAACAGGGCCGCCTCGTTCGAGTCGAGGCGGGCGCCACGATCCAGTTCCAACTGGTCATACACGCCGCCCCGGCGGGTCTGCTCGGCGTTCAACGAATCAATCAGATGCTGGTACTGCTGGCCGGCATTCGCCCGCTGCATGTCAGCCATCGCCAGAATCTGGCCCTGCTCACGGCCCTGACGGCCCGTCAAATACTCCAGGGTGTCATCACGGACACCACCGTAATAACCCTCATCGGCGGCGCCCCTGTCATCCCAATACTGACCAGACCGATCCCCCGCATCAGACCAGTAATCACCAGTCACCGTGCCCTCGTCCTCGAAATATGCTTCCGACGTATCGAAAGCGGTCTGGGCATCATCCCGCATATCGTCATACAGATCAACGTATGAATCCTCGATACTGGCAAGCGGTGCGGCAGGTGCGGCAGGTGCGGCAGGTGCGGCAGCATTGTTTGCCACAAAGTTCTTCCAGTCATCTGACTCGACCTGGCCCAGAAACGCGTCCAACGCAGATTGCCCACCACGCAGCGCAGGGTCACCCATAGCGCCAGGTGAACCAAACACCGGGGCATCCTGCACCGCCTCGTAAGCAGCCGTGTTACCACCCGTAACCGGATCGTAATAAGCGTTCCCTGCTGCCACATACCGTTGTCCCGACAACTCAAACGGGTCAGGTCGTGCAGGTGCGGGCGCAGGTGCCTGGGCGCCAGGATACGCAATCCTTGCCGGCGAAGGCGCCTGTGCGCCAGGATACGCAATCCTTGCCGGCGCCGGTACAGCACCTGGCCGGTTGATAGCCCGCGACTGAGGCCGCTGGGCGGCAGCCACCGCAGGAGTCGCACCAGCACCCGTGCCACCGCTGGCACCACCGGCAGCCAACATCGTGTTGGGGGGGCCACCTGTCGTCGCAGCATTCGTCAGAATGCCGCTACGACTCCGCACAGACGGAGCCATCCGACCGCGAGGACCAGCCATCAGGCGCCCCTGATCCGTGCAGCCATCACAGCCCGACGCGACGCATCATCCATAACGCCACCCATGCGCTGCCCAGCGTACGCCTGCTCCGCATCCCACTGTTGAGAAGCCAAATCATCCAACGCACCCTGCACACCCATCTCAAAGCGGCCAGCCTGACGCAACTCATCCGTATACGTCCGACCCAACCCCCGCTGAAACTGGCCCGAATCCAACATGCCGCGCTGATTGAACTGACCAGGAACCTGCCGACGCAGATCCCCAAACCGGCGACTCATGTCATCCAAACCCATCGCCCGCTGCCGGCCATACCCCTCACGCTGATGCTGCAACCCCGACAAACGCCGACGCAGATCCCGGCCACCCTTAGCAACCGACGTATACTTCGGAATGTTACCCAGCGGCGACGGTGCAATCGCCCCAGCAGCACGACCCTGGACGCCAGCCGGCGTCAAAGGCCCAACCGACTCCTTGGAGCGGTTCGTGATGTTGAAGTCAATCGCCACCGTAGAAGGTCAGCGACCGATTGGTCGGCCACCAGCGGCCTGCTCTGCCATCAGAGCCTGAATAGCGGCGGCACGACCACGACCCGATGACTGGCGGCCAGCGCCCCGCACCGTATTCGGGTCGACATGCAACTGTTGGCCCGTCCGTGGATCAAACACCGGTCGAGGACCGTCGAAAGCGCCACTGATCGCCCGGCCTATGCCCGCCAGCGGATGCCCACCCTGAGGGCCGAAAGAAGCAGGATCCGACAGATCCCGTTCGCCGCCGGGTACACCCGGTACGTCCCAGGGTCCGGTCCCAGGCCCAGTAGGCATCACACCGGGCGTACCTGGGGTCGGTATGCCCCGTGGTGGGCGTCCTTGACCGCCACCACCTGCGCCGGGGGGACCGCCAGGGCCGCCACCGCCGAAACCTGGCGAACCGGGACCACCAGGAGGACCACCAGGCCCAGGACCAGCCGGCCCACCAGGAGCCCCCTGACCCATCGAAGCCTGCTCCATCACCATCCGGCGCAGAAACTCCTCTGCCTCCGGCGTTGCCAACCAAGCCATCACCGCCTGCACCTGCGGATCCTGACTTTGCCTGAACCGCGCCTGGTCAGGCGCAAGACGCTGTCGAGTGGAATCCATAACCTGATCCACCCGGTTTACTGAGGGTGGCGCATTTCCTGGTGTGTTCGGCATACTAATAGGTTCCTTCTGTCCCGTGAACTAGCCCCATACAGCCAAGGTGTTGGAAACCAACACCTTTTTCGTGGCCGTACCGTCTGTGTCGTACATGACGAGATAATCGGTCGTAGCAAGGGTTGCGCCCAAAGCCGTCAGATTGCTCGCATCGACACTCAATCCAATCGCCCCACTCGTTCCCCCACCCGCCAAACCGCTGTTCGCAGCAGTCGTAACGGCAGTTATGTCACCGGTCGGAACCTGATCTATGCGTTGAGTAATACGCGAAGGCATAACCGCTCCTAACCGAAGTAGGTAACATCGATAGTGCTGCTCGACGAAACCCGAATGAACTTCACATCCGTCAAGTCATCCTCGTACAAGTCCAAAACTGAGTACGGGTTGATGTAGTGGCCCACACTGGCCGTGGGTGTCCCCCAGCGGACCCTGATCGGTTCGGCACCGTTGGTGATCATCGCCGCGATAGCCGTCGCCGGCACTGACGCCAACGCTACTGCCGTACCGGCTACCGCCAACTGTTCGTCGCCAACCGACGACCCGTATTCTGATGCTGCTCGTCTAATACCCATGTTTCTCCTACGGCTCCAGGGCCGCTACGCGTGTCTCGAGGTCGTCCAGTTTTTCTTGAATCTTGCGAAGTTCATACTCAATAGATGAGGCGTTTGGTCCCACAAACTTGTGTGTCGGCTTGTATACGACCGGCATCATTCCTCCCAGAAAGACTGCTCGTCCTGCATCAACAACGCGCTCACAGAGGAAGCCACCCCAGCAACCAGTTCCTCCATTGCGTCCACACGGCTACACAGGTCTTCCATCGCTGCCAACCGTGTTTCTAAATCCCGAATGTCTTCCGAAACATCTTCCACTCGCGCATAAGCGTGCATGTCCATCGAATCTTCAATGGATTCGACCGATTCTTCGAGGCGGTCGATGCGTGCCACTGTGCGTGCTGATGACCATGTGATTGTTCCTGCGATGACCGCTACGGACAGTATGAGTCCGACCGCGATGGTCGGGATCTTTACCTGTCGGATGTCGGTTGGTTCGTTCATGTGGGCGCATCGTCGTACTGGTCAAACCCCCACCACATCTGGAACACATACCGCGACTGCCCCACGGGAGGGAGCGTCTTGTGGGAATGAGTCCACCCTGACGGGAAGATTATGAACCTGCCCGCCTGCGGGCGTATTGCGTCGTTCTGCTGTGGGAACACCAACTCGCCACCTTCGGCAACATCGTTCAGGAAACCCACACCTGTCAGATGCCGCCTGTTATACATGCCGTAGGGGTAGAAGTCGGAATGCACAGTGTGGTACGCCCCGCCATCCAAGTAGCGCAACACCTGATACGACTCCGTTACCGAAAACGACGGAAACTTGTTTGCCGACGGAAACGTCGCAAGGTAACTGTCCAAGCAGCCAGATGCGAAATCCAACATGGGTTTGTGAACAGCGGGGGAATCGTGGGACACGTACCCCTGCTGGTGGGAATCACGAAATGTGAGATCCACGATTCCTTCGTCGGCGGAAGCCAATACTTGTGAGCGATGCCAGTCCTGTCCCTCACTATGCTCAATGATGCTGTTGCACCGCACGGTCGAAGGATCAGCCTGATAAACGGCGATAAAGTTGTTTACGGACACGGGTCGTTGTTCGGCAACCTTGTTCCGTTTCAGTAACTCCAACACTATTCGGCCACCCATGAAATCGCATCTTCATCCCACGAATAGGAAATCCCATCGTCGGGGGAATAGGTGGGAGGCTGCCAAAGATAGTTCTCGTCCAAAGACCACGAAGGAAACGGTTGAGGATCGTAGAACGCATCCGCTACGGGATCGTAGCCACCCGCAGGTCCAGCAAAGTTGTACCGCAGCGGTGTGCCGCCTCCAGAGTGAACATTGCCGTAGGTGTTGTACGACGCTTGCAACCAAGTACCACCAAGGGCAAGGTCGTCGGCTAGATACTCTTGGCCGCGATGCTCCTGATCGTCGGGGACCACCAGCACCTGTAGGACAATGTTGTTCTCGTCTAGTTCAGCAAAGTGCGCCATCAGGAAGTGGCCTCCAACGCATAACGAACTATGACTTTCCCAGAACCGCCCGCACACGTGAACTGGGGCTGACCACCACCGTTGTCGCCGTTGCCGCCACCACCGCCACCCGTGTTCACTGCGCCTACGGTGCTGATTGGAATACCGCTGTTGTACCAACCCATCGTGCCGCCGTTGCCGCCGCCACCGGGATTACCGCCCCACCCGAAGGTGCCACTCACCGAGCCGTTGTTTGACCCGCCACCGCCTCCACCACCGTATGTGCCGATACCCGCCTGAAAGGGCGTGTTGTTGAGGCCAGCACCACCATTCGTGCCGACGTTGGTGGAACTGTTGGTTCCTGCCCCTCCTGCACCACCGCCACCAGCGCCGCCACCACCACTATTCGCGCCGCCAGCGTTACCGTTGCCAGAAGCACCCGCCCCGTAGGGGTACGGTTGAGAGTAGATGCCACACCTGCCTGTCAAGGCTGGGGTTGTCGCTGGGGCTGAAACAAAGACTGAAGCGTTACCTACAGGACTGCCGCCTGCACCGATAGTAATGGTGTAACTCTCCACGTTACCTGTCTGCCCCAGCGTCGATAAAGCCTCGCCGCCACCACCACCGTTCCTGAAGCCCGCTCCACTTCCAGCACCCGACCCGACAACCAGAACATCGAATACATGACCGTCAGGGTTCGCTGTAATAGTGAAGGTTCCAGATGAGTTGAACGTGTGGGAGCGGTAAGTGAACCCGTCGGTGTCGTTGGTGTAGTCGCTTATTGTCCCGCCCGTGGCGGTAATCGGCGTGAACGAAGCACCGAACAGGCCACCATTCAACCACGAAGACACAGCCGTAGACGGCCACGCCTTGGAGGCGTCATGCCGCCCCCGCCAGTTAGAAACAGCGGTAGACGGGTTGGTGCGATCCTGACGAAACATTTGCTAGGCAGTAATCCGGTTTACGTACCCGTTGACCATGATGACGTTGGTGGTACCGGCGTAGGCCGTGATCGCAAGGCCGTTCTGCAACAGCAACCCCGGAATCACGAGGTACTTGCCGCTGACGCCTTCGATGGTCATGCTGCTTCTGCCATCAGGGTCGGTTGTCTCACCCCATTCGATGGTCAGCAGGACATCGCTGCCGCTGCTGTTGTTTGCGTACAGCCACACCTCGTCCAGATCCGAAGTCCCAGACACGGCGGTGTGGATTGCCGTGCCAGAACCACCAGTGGTTGAGGCGACTTTGATGTTCTTTCCGTTGGTGCTGCCCGAGAGCAGGACTTTGGAGTATGTTGCCATGTTCTACTTTCCTTAGTTGAAAACTGTGTTGTTCAGAATGAGTTGAGCATCATTAGTGGTGACCGAAATGGCAGGCGTTGTACCGCCCGATGACACGACTGGTGCCGTGCCCGTCACCGCCGTAACCCCAGACGTGATATCGGAAGTCAACGCCACCGTACCGGTGGCATCCGGGAACGTGATCGTCCTGTCCGCCGTGGCATTGACCGCAGCGATAAAGGTTTCATAAGCGTCAGCCGACGAACCCTCATAGATGAGCCTCTGATTAGAACCGCTCAGATACACGTCATCGGCAAACGTCGCCAGTTCCGTCACAGACAGGGTACCACCAACCGTGGTAGCCGATCCTGACGTAGACAGCGTGGGGGTTCCTGTGGCCCAATCTACAACGTCATCAAAGTTCTCGTTGACCTGCGCGGCGACAATAGGCGTCCCAGCCGTAAACGCATACGTCTTCGCCAAAGCGCCCATCTACCGCAACCTCCGAGTCCTATACATGCCAATAATCGAAGTTACTCCCCACTTGCCCCGCTTGGACACGGAGGGGAGAACCTGAAACCTCAAACTAATAGCCTGCGCTGTCCCAACTGTTGGCCATCTAGCGAACAAATACCGGTCCTGAGTGCCTTGCGCCTGCCATTCCGACGTGTCCCACACCCCGTATCCCGCGCCACTCGTGGGATCCGTATCCCACGTCGCTGGTGACCCGATCCCGACAATATCCTTGTAGTACCCCTCCCAGTATCCGCTCAGGTCATAGTCTTTGTAAACGTAGGTATGAACGCGGGTGTCATT